TGAAAAAAGACAGGGTTGTTGAAAATATCTAATTAAACCGATGCGTTGGAATTAAGGTCTGATAATACGCAGTATGTTAACTTTTGAGAGTTTTGGCCTGAAACGCCCGGCAATAAAGGGGTTGCTGTTCAAACGGCTTATTGTTTGATTCTATGCCCACGCCCCCGGTTGAATGGGGTTGTGAGCGGGGTGGCCTGAAACGCCTTAGAAATTGAAAATACGGGGGGTGAGTTTATTGCATAGATTTTTTTCTGTGTTACTAAAAGTATCTTTCAACCTTTCAAAGGAAAATTGATATGACAACAAACGAGATCATGGGGCATTGGTATCATGGTGGTCAGTTTGAGGATGGAAAACCGAAAGGGGATAAAGGTAATCCTTCAAACAGATTTGCGAAAACATGGTGGGGCACTTTCCGTTTTTAAGGAAGATGACGAATAAAAAAACCGGCTCCAACCTCACACGATTGTGAGAATAGAGCCGGCTACTGCTTACACGCCCCTGCTCGGATTTCAAGGGGGTAAGCAAATCTAAATGTTAGCATCAATCCCTGGCGTCAAGACTCACAAATGGAGACAATGTATCCCCGTTTTCCGGTGTGATTGCAGAAGACAAAACGCCTTGACCATCAAATCTGATAATGATTCGGTAAGACACAAGGTCTTCGGTCCAACCAGGGGCAATAGATTTGTCAATTGCCATCTCTTTCCGCATCCCCAGGGCATACGCGCTGAAGTCGATAAAACCACAATCATGTTCATCCCCAACGGTCGGCATGATGCTGGTAAAATAACAAGGGCGGCCAAAAATTGTGAATTTTCCATTGTCCTCGTTAAGAACTTTCACATGGCTTCCGCCGGTTCCTGCGTCTATTGTAATGGCCATAAGACTTGGGATTGCAGTGTCATTAAATAGCCACACAGCATTATTCTTATTAAGCTGCCGCGCGTACATATTTGTAAGGTTTTGGTAAACTATTGAATTAGAGACCTGCCCGGCCTCTGGGGCAACGGAAATCAGTGCAGGGCTGTTAAAACAGCCTTGCGGGGTTCCTGATCCCGATCCAACTAAGCAGTTCCGGTCAATGCCGTGAGAAATACTCTTTTGAAGTGCCGTATTCAATTGGGCTTCAAATCCAAGCCCGTCCTGCTGCAATTCGCTGGAAATATCAACGAAGATTGCGCCTTTTTTGGCTTTCAAGGTTATCAGACGCATCCTACTAGTCTGTTTAGATCCTGTGGCAGCTTCGGCAATGAATTCCAGTTCGAACCCGCCAAACAGTTCACCCGACGATTGATCCGTATTATCCCAGGATGGAATCTTCCGGGTATCGCTGGTCATTGGCCAAACCTGACAGAGAGGTCTAACAATCTCATTAGGCAAGGAGGCATCTAACCACTGTGCGGTCATCTCTTCCGGGACAGCAAAGCCTCCCAGGCTGGGAATGCCCGAAACCTGACTTGCCCGCTGTAGACGTGCGTCATACCGGCCAGACCCCAGGATATCCAAAAACTCACCAGCACTCTGAAAACCGCCCATATCAAGGGAACGGCTGCCGCTGTTGAAAAGCGAACGGTAATCACGTTTGATGGCAGGTCCGCCGGAGGGGTTGGTGTTCATAGGGGTACGGTCTGCCCGGGTATCCACAGGGGTGCGGTCCGGCGGGTTGGCCCGGCTGTAATCTTCTTCAATCTGAGCATTCCTGTTCTCGAGAACGTCGATGTCTTCAAGGATTTTATTTGCGCGGGTTGATTCATCCCCAGATGGAAGGCGCTTTTCCTTCTCACAGGTGGACTTGATATTTCTTAGAATTGCCAATTTGGCCAAAATTGTTTCCTGGTTGGCTCGGCCTTCTCGTTGTGCTGTATTCATTTGTTTTTTTTCCTTGTAAATAAAAATTTAAATTAAATTACGAAGGAAATCTAAAGGGATCGTAGGATATTTATTTTTCCATATTATGGTCACCGGTTAACCCGGCTTTGTGCTTTCTGCTGCTGCTCACCTGGGCAATTTATCATAGGATCTTGAACCCTGGCTTTGTGGTGGTGCCCAGGGGGAGGCTTAAGTACCCCCAGGCACCGGGTTAAAAAAACAATAGAATTTTATTATAAGCATATTTTCAGAATAATCAAGCCTTTGTGTCATTATATAGCGAACAATATTCTTAAAATGGGCTTTTTATGAGAATATTGTTCGTTTTTACACAATATTGAGGTGTGGCTTTAAAAATTTATCGAGTAGTTCAGGCTTTAAATCGAAATCCCCGTGCAATTTGCGTATTCTTTTCTCTAAATCCCGGACCATTTTCAGCCGTGGATTTTTTTGATAACCCTTTGGGGTTCCGTTTTCGATGATGGCCCCGGTTTGGGATAATTCCCGCACCAGCTGGTTATGCAGGGCCACACTGTCACAATACATCCGCACCAGGTCATAGCCCCCAGGGTGGAAATAATCAGGCGGATAGGCCGCAAACAAAGCTATCCACACTTGAGACGCTTCAGGGCTCATGCCCTCCATCGGCTTTGCCCTGGTGGGCTTCTTGGGCTTCACGACTTTAAGACGTGGTTTCATTTATCCCCCTTAAATAGCAGACCTGCCCGTTTACTCTCAGGCTTCGGGGCCTCACCTTTTTTGACGGTTGAGTTCACGTTTAACTGTAATTTTGTGGAAAGAGATGCCATGATCGCAGCGCAAGCATCACGCTCCATGGTCCATGGATTCCGTTTGGTTACGCCGTTCGGCTGTGTGATTACGGCCCCGGTTTTTTTCAATTCAAGGATTGCTGCCCGATGGCTGGAACATGCCTCACAATATGCGCGTAGCTGCTCAAGAGTCCCAGGCTTAAAGTGATCCGGGGCATGAGATTCTACCACTTCTTTCCAGATCCGCCGGCCCCATGGCGTCATTCCTGGCACCGGGGTTGGTCGCTGCTTTATAACCGGATCAAGCACAGTTAACCCGGTCTGGTCTGGTTTTCTGCCTATTTTTGCCATAATAAAATTACCCCCTTTTTTTAGGTGTGTTTAAAGACGCTACTGCAGATTCGCTTGGTATGTTATGCGCGCCTAACAATCTAATCCCCCCTCCCTACAAGGCTTTCCATCAATTCCAACCCGGATCAACGTCATCTGCAATGGTCATCGTCTTGCCCTGGCTTAAGCACTCATCTGCTCGGCGGTACAATTCTTGGGTGACGGCCTGCAATGCAAGCAAGCGCTTTGTGTCCCCGGTATTAACCAAAATTTGGATCAAAAGTTGGAACCGCTTAATTGATGTTTTAGTCGCTGCGTCAATTTTCGTTTCCACACTGGACTGGTTGTCATCGCTCTCCACATTCCATGAAGCCTTACCTGCTGCTCTTGCCGTCATAACAAAACCTCCTGTTGAATATCTGTTTTTTTGTTTTTAGCCTGCCTGGATTTCGTGATCTGGTTCTCAATAGCCGTTCAAAGAAAAATCCTTTCTGCCTGCCCTGGCCCCATCCATACAATCCAACTTCTTTTTTTTGTATGGATGGCCGAAACCCTTGTCTTTACTGGCTCCATCCATATAATCCATACAATCCATATAATTTAAAGGTTTATATAATTAAGTTAATAAGCCCGATTGATAAGCCTGATAAAATTTATTTTAATACTGTGCAATAAAAGTGTGTGGTTAGTATGGATCATATGGATGCAGCCTTTGTTCATGGGGCTTTTGCCTATCCAACTGTATGGATGGGTGTCCAGCCAGAGTGGATATTTTAATTCCAATCGACTTTAACCCCAACCGATTGGTTGAACTCCCTACGGCAGTCTTCAAGTGACGGAAATCTATATACGCGCGTCTGCCTACCGTTTATGATAGGACGCGCATTGCGTACCTCCTGGCACATTTTCTTGAGGGATATCCCAAATTGCTGAGGCGATAATGGGAATCTGTCTTTGAGGCCATCCGCAAATGCCAGGTAGCTATCATAAAACTTCTTTTTACAGATCTCGTCCCAATTTAATTCACCATATTGCTCTGGTCCGTCCGGGTCATTCAATATCCCATCTTTTAATCGTTCAAACCAAAACTTTTGCACGGTGTCCATGCTGTATAGCTTTTGCTCAAATAGCCCGGCGGTCTGTTTGAATGAACGCAAATTGACATCTAAAATATTCATCTCAAATAAGTCATGAAGCATGGCCTCAATCCCGCCATTTTCCATCTGATTGACAATAGCCTTGAAATACCCATGGTCTTGCTTGTGTTCATCGGATACGTCCAGGACAAAAAAGCGCCGCTCTTCTAATCCTGCCGGGATAACCCAATCATTGTTGGATGCCATGATCATATTCACATGGTTCTTCACTCGAATAAGGTCTTTCCCCTTCTGTTCAACAGTTATAAAGGGCTCAGTGACAAGGTTCTTTAATATGCCTTCGGCCTGCTTATCCCCAGCCCAAAATCCTTCATCGACAAAAACCAGGAGCGCATCCTTGAAATGACTGTTAAAACGTCCTGTAACTTGTGTGGTGTGCGCGATTTGGCTATAATGTTTCCCAAAGAGCCGACCAAAAAAATTAACAAAAAGCCCTTTGCCGGTCCCCTGCTTTCCGCGCAGCACAATGGATGTTCCGGGACGTTCCCCACCTGGGTCTTGAACAATCCGGGCCATCCAAGCAAGTATCCAGGTGTAAATCTCATAATCACCAGCGGCAATAACGTCCAGAATATGGGCTTCAAGCAGGTTCCAGTTGCCGTTTTTTGGGGAGTGTGCCAACCCGGTCCATAAATTATAATATTCAGGAGGAACCTTTTCACTTGGATCAAAGACAATGCCGTCAAATTCCTGCCTTAATGGGTGCTTTAGCCATTCGTCTGCAATTGGAACCGGTTTCTTTTTCTCGCCGCCATTTTCATCAGGAACAAATTTCGTGATAATTTTATTGGCATACCGATTCTTGAAATCAAAAACGGTGGAGAAGGATATTTCCGGTCTGTCTGTCAACGGGTCAATATATTTATTTAAAATCAAAAATTTCCCGCCCAACATTATACAGGCATGGCGGGAGTTCATTTCTAATATCGCGGCAAGATATTCATTATTGTCAGTTGGGTCCGGGCTTTGTTCCGGTTCCTTGGGATCTTCCAGAACCATTTTTACGGCATCCAGACCGGCATCCAAGGCCATATCATTGAAATCCTGACCCTTGGTTAATGGGCTTGTGATTTTCAGACCATTTTTAAAAGCAGCTTTTCCGGCCGCCTTCAATCCATCCCCGCTTGAATCATTGTCCGCAGCCACAATAACGGTATCGTGTCGATCTTTCACCCAGGGCAGGACATGCTTGAAGTTCTCTTTGCCACCGACGCAATAAACGGTTGCGCCTGTGGCTTCGTGGATACTATGGCCGGTTGCCGGGCCTTCACAGACATAAGCAATGTCATTGGTGCCTTTGATGATATAGGCGGACCCTTTGACACCCTGGCCGTTGTTTTTGGCTTTGCTCAGGAAAAGCTTTTTTTCCAGGCTAACAAGCTGCAAGGTTTGGAGTTGTCCGACACAATCATGGAACGGGACCACCCAGTTTTCGTGCTTATCAACCATTATTTTATCCGGTTTGATCTGTTTTTTGTCCACATAAGGGTGGGATGTTTTTCTCGAGGAGTGATCCCAAATGTATTCGGCTAAAAGCTTTTTTTCAGACCCATTTTTTTTGAAATAGTTCCCCTTAATCCCGCATCTGTGACAATGATAAACCCCAGTATCAAGATTAATCCCAAGGGTCTTATCCTGGCCCTGGCTATCCTGGCAGTTGAAGCAGTTCGCGCGAATTTCGCCGGACATTGCCCCGGATTCTGCCACTAAAAGACCCACTGCTTCTCGTGTGTTATTCAGCTCATCCACAACGGCAGATTTATAAAATTTTGCTTCACATTCCTGGCTAATTTTGGTACTGTCTTTCATGCAGAAATCCTTTTTGAAGACCCCGTCTGGTTGGCCCCGGCGGGGTCTTCACTTTTATGGTTCAGATTCAATTGCCCTTTTTTGACTCAAATACGTCCGAAACTTCACAAGTTAACGCGTTCGCCCATTCCTGCATTTTCTTGTCCGACAATACCCTGCGGCCGCGTACAACTCTTGAGATCATAGATTCGTCTGTTTTGATGATTTGTGCAAAATTGGCCTGGCTATCAAATCGCTCAATAATCTTAAGTCTAAGTTTTTTGTTCATTTTTCACCCCTTGTACTTATAGCCTACGCAGTAAGCTATGATTTATAAAAAAATATTATTAAAGTTTTGACAGGATATTGTTTTTGATAACGCCTAAATTTACTGTGATGTGCCCCGGAAGCTCATCTAATTCCGTAGTGGCCAAAAGGGCAATATTCGCGTATGCCTTCATAAGCTCAGGTGATACACCTCCGGCTTTCCTTTCCGCGCCGGCTTTCCTGATCACATCAAAACCCTCCCCAATCCATCCGCCTTTCCGGCCCTGCTTAGACAAAGACGCCCCGGACAATTTAGAAAACTTACCATCGGTTGTGTCGGCATAATGGATTGAGACTTCGATTTTTTTTTTAGGGTCAAACAACCCGGCATGTTCCAGGTCAGGGTTATGAGATAAAAAATTCAATATTTCCCGTGATGCCTTGGGACCAACCCCAAGGTTGTTGGCTACATTCACAATGCCGAACTCAAATAAATTTTTAAAGGAGTATAGGTGCGTATGGCCGGTTTTTTCAACTTCTTCAATTTCTGGCTTGATCCCGATTTTTGATGCCAAATATTCATACCTGTATTTTTTGATCCCGATTATTCGCTGAATGTCTTTTGCCTGAAATTCTAATTCCGCTTGCATGCCTCACCCCTTAATAGATTATTGCCTACTTTATATGCAATATACACATCGCTTTTTTATTTGTCAACAAAAAGGTTGCCTATTTAGCCCCCTTTCCAATCTTCACGCTACGGGCTCTGCGTACTGTCCTACCCGAATCGGTTTATTTTTCCCGGCTGGCCTGCTCGTTCAGGGCAAATTTATTACCGGCATCAGCCATCAACCGGATGACTCCATCGGGCATTTGCTCAAACCTGTTCTTGACTGCATCCAGATCCGGCCCGGTGTCCTGGGCGGTTTCCGGCAAAAATCCTTCGGCCCATCCGTTATCAATAGTTTTGGCCAAATATGCGCGAAATTTTACCACTATACCGCCATCAGAGCCTTGGATAGTGTATAGAATCGCCAGTTTGATGTAATCGAGGTTATGGGTCTTTAAACCGCGCTCAATTGTTATCCGGACGGAAGGTTTGCGGAACTGCTCAGGCACCAGGGCCATGAGTGCGGTCACATTGGCTTCGGCTTCTTTTTTTTGAGATTTAGAAAACGACGACGACGACGGGTCTTGTATGTCGTTTTTTTCTTTAAGTCCGTCTTTGATGTAGTCAGTATTTAATAGCTCCGGGCTAACCGTGGTCGGCTTAACCGTTGACGGGTTTTCCGTTTTCGGGTTTTCCGCACTGTTGACGGGCTTTTCCAGGGTTTTATCATCCAAGGCAGCTTCATGAACCACATAGTCCCGGCCAGTGATTTGCCCGGCTTCATTCCGGCTGTAATCCCTGGTGATATAACCGGCCTCTATCAGCTCCCGGATACCACTTGCTGTGGCGTCCCGACCATCGGTTGACTGATTTTTTAAATGTGAAACGTATATTTGCCATGAATCTGGCTTCGATAATAAATAACTCAAGATGCCTTTGGCCTTCCAGGATAAAGAATCGTCTTGAAGGTGGACATTTGAAATGACAGAATAATTTGAATTTTTTTGAACGCGGACAATACCCATGGCAGCTCCTTTATTTTTGGGAGCCCGGCAGGATCCGGATAAAAGAGGTTGAAAATAAATCTGGAATCTTTTATCCTTACTCATCTTTTGAGAGTGCATCCTTGCCGGAACACTCAAGTTTTTAAGCCCCCGCTGATTGCCGTCTGCGGGGGTTTCCTATTTTGTGGTCACAATAGACCCCAGTTTTAAATTTGGTCAAGGAATTTCATTTTTTTTTGGCGTTCGGCCTGTCTTTTTATTTCCAGTTTGTGAAATCTTTGGACAGCTCCACGGCCAAAAGTCTTGCCAGAAACGCCCACAATACCCTCAGTATTGAATTTGTCCGTGATCTTAACCCAGCCCATACCGGAATCTTTCAGGCGGTCGATCTCGTCCACCAACCATTTTCCGTAGGCTTCCCGATCTGACCTGTTCGGCATAGGTCCAGGGATTTCGGTCTGGACTTCCTGAATAAGTTTGGCCGATTCTTTGCCTTGGTCCACCATGGCCTTGTCCGGCGTTTCTGGTTTAGACTCAATAGGCGGTGCCGGGGCCTTGATTATTTCAGCTTTGTTTATTCTATCGTTACTACATACGTTTGTTGTCTCGCTTGTATAGACGGTTAAAGCCTTTTCGATGATTGCACCAAATGACTGCGGGTTACCGGCTTGTTGGGCGTTGTCCCTGATCCGGGTCAAGGTGTCATAGCATTCTTTGGTGACAATGGCTGACAATTGCCTACCACCTTCTGATTTTTTCTTCTCCATGAACCGCCAGTTTCTTTGCCTGGCCTTTGCCCGGATCTGGTCAAGTTCGGCCTGGGCGGTGCCGTGCTTCTCTTCGGTATATTTGAATTTGCAGGCTCCACACATTCCGGCCATGGGTTGGCCTTTGTGCAAACTGGCTGTGGTCTGTTCAAAGGGTGTCAGCTCGTTGCCGCAATCCGTGCATTTATCCGTCATGGTCTATCCTTTCGTTTGTATTAACACTTGTTGGATAGTTACTATAAACAGCTATAATATACAAGGCAATTTTGAAGTTTTCTTGAAAAAAGACAGGGTTGTTGAAAATATCTAATTAAACCGATGCGTT